TGCATGACCTACATGTTTATCTAGTCCAACTCTCGTTACTGCTTTTCCCATTAGATTGCTTCACTTCCTACAGGTTTGCAAACATAATTAACTGTTTTCCAGTCGCCGTCTGTTGGTATTTCTTCATGTAATAGTTTCATAGCATTACACTCTTTTTCACTTTCAAACCATTGTATATCTTGATACTTGCAATTTGTATCACTCAAACATGCAGTTAATAATAGTGTCCAAATAATTTCCATTGTTTACTTTCCTTGTCCTCTGTATTTTTTATAACTTCGCTTTTTTGATTTATTCATAGTTGACATGATAGGTTTTCTTCCTATAGAAGTGCCTTTGCTAGTTTTAGTGTACGCAACTTGCACTCCAAATCTTGGTGCTTTTGCCATATTTACTTCCTTCTCTTTCTACCCATATAGTGATCCGAAGGTTCATAGTTCCATACTTTTCCGTGATGTCCTCTTATATCAGCATACCACATTCTTAATTTTACTATCAACACTCTCCACCATAATCTCTTTGACATTGTTATCCTAATTTAAATTAATTACTCCAGCATCTACATCAACTTCGGTAGATGCATCTAAGTCTAATGTTCCTGTTATTTTTGTTGTTTGATTTGCCTTATAAGTTTCACTCACAAGACCTTTTACTACTTCAGTTTTAGTTCCGTCTATCTGTAAACTATAGTCACCTTTGACATGATGATTAAATGCACTATCACAAGTAAGATTAACATTGCCAGTAATATGAACATTTAATCCTCCTTGAATAATTACTTCACCATTTTTACCTAAAACTCTAATATCACCATTAGGGTGAAACTCTAAAAATGTTCCACTCTTATGTTGAATATTAATTCTTTCTGCGTTGGGTGTATCATCTAATTCTATTACATGACCACTTTCTGTTTGATTAACTTTATTAAATGGATATCTTGCCGCATATGGGTTAGACAATGATGCCCAAGTATCACTTACATTTGCAATCGTGTGTAAGTCTTTTGTTTCTAAATCTAATAGTGCCTTCTTTGCTTGATATACTTTAGATGTTGTTAAACCTCTTGCTAATCTAGATGTATCAGGTTCTTCAATTTCTATAGGGTGTGTACCTGATGCATCACAAAATCCTAAATCTGTATTAGGTCTCTCTAATGGGTACCCATAAAAAGAACCCATAACAACTGGGTCTTGACAATCATCACCATCTCTGAAAAAACCTACGACCCATGAACCATTTTGTAATCCTGTCGGTGCTTGACCTATTTGAGAAATAGAACCTGAAGTCAAAGGCATCATAGGTGTTGCCCATGGCAAGTCTCTAGTAGGTAGTTCGTCTTTGTTGTCTGTGTGTAATCCTAAACATCTACATTTTACTCTGCCTAATTTTTCAGGATCATTATTATCTTCTACTACACCTATCCACCAAGTGAATCCTGCAAACCCCATAAAATGTTTATGTTGTTCTTTATTCAACATCGTGATATCCATCCTTTACTATATTCATGTTGCATTTATAAACTGCTTTACCACCACCTTGATTTTGAATTTTATGTATGCAATCTCTAATTAAATATAAACCTTTACGATGTTTATCGTATGCTTTTGCTAGATTGTTTACTTCTCTAGCAGAAGGAAAATTAAATTCTACAAGTTTACCAGCATTAATCAAAGTATGACCTGGAACTTCAAAGTTACTTATAACTTCTTCAAATAATTGTTTTACTATCTGATTTCTATTTAGGGCAGTTGTATCTGAGTATGTTGCTCTCTCACCAAAGAATCCAGCAGTATCAGAATGATTACGAGAATGTTTAGGTGTAAATAAACCTGCAATATGTTTATTTTCTCCTACATCTTTATATCTTACATATTTTCTATTTTTACCTAATCTAGGAAAGTTATCAAAGTCATCGTGATAATTAAATTCTTTAACTGTATAACTTTTGTGAAATATATCATGAGTAACATTACTATTAGTTATGTTGCCAGAAAGAATATCTTCAGCATATGTATTTTCATCATCAACTAAAAAGTCATCAACATTCTGATAACTTTCATCACCTACAAGATTTGACCTAGGTAAACCATCTGCACCAACTATAGGTATACCTGGTTGTTTGTAATGATAACCTTTAGTGATTTTACCTTGAGGTCTGTTTGCAAGTGTTTCATCATACTTGTCTGTTACGCATACATTTTTTTGTCTATCAAATAATGTGCTAGTATTTAAAAAATAAAAATCATTTAAAGTTTCATAGAAAAAGAAATTAGGTAAGTCAACACCTTTATCTCGTACATAAGCATATCTCATTGCATATTGAATTGCTTTTGCAGGTGACCAGTTAGGGCAAACAAATTTTAAATTACTAAGTGAATTATCAAAGTTTAAACCTTTTTCTGCACTTCTATCCATTTTAGTAAATAGATATTGATAAAAAATATTATCTACTATAGTTGTAGCATCACCATTAAATGCTCTAGATATTCTTGTTGATATGTTTTTAAATCCTGCGTATGAAAGAAGATGTAAAGTAAAGTGTTGTCTTTTTTCAACTATAAGAACACCACTTATTTTAGCGATACGAAATATCAAATCTCTTTCATCTGTAGCATCACCACCAGGTGGTATAAATTTAATTCTAACTATTTCGCCACCTATGATAGGCATCTCTGTCAATAAATTATTTGTATCGGTAACACTTACAGTTGCCGTTATAAATGGATTTAAAATAGTTTCGTGTATTGAAAATGAATTGTAAACATCTGTAATATCATTATATGCATCGGACTCTTTTATACTTTTAAAATCAGTTACAGTATTATGATATATTCTAAAACTTTTAACTATCGCTTGTGAGTTTTGAACATCAGGTTGTTGTGCCATCTATTATCATTCCTTAAACATATTGTGCGTATGCAGGTTGTCTGAAATCATCTCTTCCTGAAATTGCAGTAACAGGTTGTGAGTTGTCTATCATACTAGCATCTGTAACTGTAGTTCTCGCATCAATTACACTTCCTACTTGTGCGTTGTTATTTGTATTTTCTGCTTGTGATGTTTGTAGTCCTGCAGTTCTAGGTATTCCGCCTATTGCCTCTCTCAACATCTTAATATTTTTTACTGCATCTTCGTATTTAATGTTACTACTTGCAAGACCTTCAATTTTACTTCCAAAGAAACCACCATCATCACCCATAATCGCCGCTTCAATAATAGGTACGGATTCTTTTAAATCTTTTGCAAATGCTTTGAAATTCAAATTAGAACCATCAAACTTCATTGCTGAAATAACTGATAATGAAGTTGCTAGTTTTTCTATAGCATCTGAGGCAGTATCTAAATCTTTTGCATTGTCGGCAAGTTTTACCATTTCTTCAATAGGACTTTCTTCACCTGATAAGAAGTTAAGAATACTTGTTCCTACACCTTTCAATGCACTTCCTAACTGACCTCCTGCAAAAGCATTCAACCCTCTACCTATACCACTCATCAATTCAGCAAAAGTTTCTCCTGTTGCTGAACCATCTTTAATTGCAGGTATATCATATATCGTCATAAGTTCTTTTACATTATCTACGATAGCAGTTGAGAATTTATCTTTGCCTGTCATAAATCTAGAAAGAGCATCTGCCATACTTGCTCCTGTTTGACCTATTGCAAAAGCAATTAATCCTGCTGATAGTCCTCCCATGATTGCAACGAATCCTGCAGTATCCATTCCGATACCTTCTAGTTGAGTTATGCTTAAAAGAGTTTGAACATTATCTTTTATTTGTTGTGCAAAATTTTCTGACCCAAAACTAGATAATGCTTGTGCGGTACTCGCCGCAGTTTCTCCTACTGCAAAAGCAATTAACCCTGCACCCAAGGCAGTCATTGCTACGAAGAATGTTCCTCCAGATTTTAGAAATTCTAAATTACCACCTGCTTCATCTTTGATTGATAGTAATGTTAAAACATTATCTTTTATTGATTGTGCAAAGTCAGGTTTTATAAAATCTGTTATTGCATCGGCGGCACCTGCAACTGTGCTTCCTGCACCAAACACGGCAAGACCTGCACCTATAGATGCCATTGAAACCATAAATGTTCCACTATCTGCAAGAAATTCTAGATTACCACCAGCATCATCTTTAATTGATAGTAAAGTTAAAACATTATTTTTAATGCTCTCTGCCCAATCAGGTTTTACGAAACTCGTTAACGCATCTGACAATCCTCCGATGGAACTACCTGCACCGAAAACTGCAAGACCTGTACCGATGGCAGTCATTGCTATAATGAATGTTCCACTATCTGCTAAAAATTCTAGATTGCCTCCTGCATCATCTTTGATTGATAATAAAGTTAAAACATTTTTCTTGATACTTGATGCCCACTCTGCATTACCTACATACTTGTTTAAGGAATCAGATAATCCTGCAATGGCACTACCTGCACCAAAGACTGCAAGACCTGTACCTATACCTGTCATTGCAATGAAGAATGTTCCTCCTTTTAAGAAGAACTCTCCAGTACCTCCTACATCATCTTGAATAGATAATAATGTTTGAATATTTTTCTTGACACCTTCAGCATCAAAATCTAAGAACCCACCTAAAGCGGCGAGTATTGCAC